AACTCCATATTTGTATTTCATCAAAAATTATTAAGTCATTATCCCTTTTCTGAGCCAAAACACATACCATAGGATCAATATTAAAATCCATACCAATATGAATTGTCTTGCTAAGTCTTTCATAGTCATTGATGATATGCTTGTTCCTGTCAAAATTATAGTAAATTATTCCAGCATAATTAACAAAAGTTGCTAGATATTCTTGCTGAAATGTGCGTTCATCTAGATCGTTTTTAGCCTGTTCTATTTCTTCTACGCTTACTTGACCGCCTTCTATTGTGGTATATTTGAATGATTTCCATTCTGGATCAACTTTAGAATAAAGGTCATATGCAAAGTTAAATCCTTTTGGACTTGAACAAAATAAAGCTGCTCCTAAAGTATCACTCAATGTAGGTCTTAAAACTTCATACCATGCTTGCGGTTTTATATCGGCAAATTCATCAAGCACAACAAAGTTTAGCCCAACACCTCTTAATGATTGTTCATTATCTGCTCCTTTAAGACTAATTACAGAGTTGTTTCTAAGAACCATAGATAGATCAGCTTCATTAATCTTTTGAACCCATCTATGTTTAATCATTTGTTGTTTCAGCATATCCCAACAAATAGTTTTTGATTGTCTATAACTAGGAGAAACATACCAAACACGCTGATTCGGAAACCTAGCAAACTTAGCCATCTCTTGAATACATAAAAAAGTTTTTCCAAATCTACGTCCAGATATAAGCACTCTAAAACGTTTATCGCATAATATGACTTCTTTTTGAGGTTTAGTTAATGGCATTTATTCTTTGTTTGGCAAATTCAAAATAATCATGATCTATTTCTATGCCTGTAAAACTTAAATTATATTTTTTTGCTACCAAACCTGTTGTGCCAGTTCCCATAAAGGGGTCTAAAACAATACCTTTTTTTAATCCAGAAACTTTAATGCATTTTTCAACTAAACTATTTGGGTAAATAGCTGGGTGTAGTTTATCTCCTGTTATCTGTTTATTTATTTCTTTAGTAGCTTTACTTTTATAAGTGTAATACCAACAAGTCGTAGTAGCTCTCCAATTTTTGCCACTTCTTTTTTCATTTCTAGCCGCATTATTATAATCTGTATTATAAGGAACTCCAGACCACTCTAAATCTATTTCTGTATTACCTTCTTTAGTAAAATGAAAAATATGCTCCCAACCATTTTGTAAATATCTTTTACTTGATGTTGGTGTTGAATATCCTCTTACATATCCATCAATCTCAACTGACTTTGCCCAAATAATGTTATTTTGTAATTTCCAATCTAATTTCTCCGCTATTTTATAACAAGCAAAAGGATCATTTTTTGTTGCTGCTAAATTTAAAAATAAATGACCATTTGTTTTTAGTATTCTACAACAATCATTAAGTATTGTTGTTAACCACTCAATATAATCTTTTCTATTATCATTATACTGATTATATGATCTTCCAATATTATAAGGTGGAGAGGTAATAATTAAATCAATACTTTTATGTGGTAATGTTGGCAAAACATTTAAAGAATCATCATTATATAAACTAATCATTAATCAACTGACCACTTTAAAGGCTCATTATCTTCTGTAATTGGATAATCTGTTTGCTTTAATATTTGTTTACCAAGCCATATTCCCATTACTGCTGACTTCTCTGCTAGATTAAATTGCATCTTCCTAAGTCTTATCTTCATATCCGATCTTCCTTTTGTCAGATATTCGGAATAACTCTTACGAATAAGGCTTTCATCACATCCAAAAAAGTCTGCTATTTCTATATTCGTACAGCCATAAGAAGCTAATTTAACTACATCTTCTTCTTTTATGTCGTATTTTTTCGGTCTTGCCATTAGTTTCCACACATTCCAGAACATTCATCAAGGAATGAAAAATCAAGTTGGTTAGGATTATTAAATTCAACTTCATTCAAAGGTTTTTTAGATGAATGTAAATATAACTCCATACTTTCTTTAATACTATTTGTTTTACCTTTAAAATTTCTAATTTTTTTATCTATTTCAATAGATTTATCAAAATAACTTGGGTAATTTGTTTTTAAATCTAACCATCTACTTCTTGAATTATAAGGACAAAAATAACAAGCACTTCTTGGAGGTGTACTGTAATAATTTACTTTTAACCATTTTTTGCATTGTTCTCTGTCTATTTTTTTTTCTATTAAAGGGTAAACATTATTTATCCATTTTACTGAATTAACTGTCATTCTAGTAATTTCATCTAAGGAAATACCCATTATTAAATCTACTTTTTTTTTATTTCTTTCCCCTTTTTTTAAACCAAGATGTTTCCTTATTTCTTGATAAACAGGTTTTATTTTATAATTATTAGTACATTGCCTTCTTATCAAACTACCTTTATTCGTTTCAGTATCTTTTGTATGAAATGGCACATGAATAATTTTTTCAAAAGTATCTTTTAACAAATCTCCAGCAGATACAATTTTTATTTTAAAAGATTTACATTTTTTAACCAAAAAATCTAAGTGTTCGTAAGTATCTTGTGTTTCATGTTTAGTATCTGCAAAAACAGCAAAATCTATTGGTTCTATTTCCCCATGTTCAATCATCAAAGCTAATGTTGTGCTTTGTACTCCAGCCCCTAAAGATAATACTCTTAAATTTGCCATTAATGAATTGTTTGATCTTTATGTAAAACTTCCATGTCTGTTATTTTATGATGTTTTAATAAATAATCGTTTGCTTCCTGTTCTGTTTCAAATCCAGATACTTGTATCACAGCAGAAAATCCGCCATTGATATCTGGTATTGTTATAAATAATTTTTTAAGTTCATCTTCCACATAGTATTTATACGCTAATATTTAATTTTTCTATATGAATTTTTTCTAACAAACCATCCTTATATGCTTTTTTTATGTCTTGGTCTGTGTCATTCATAGTTCTGATACCCTTTTTCCATAATGGTAAGTTAGCAAATGGATTACGATTATCTACTTTAAACTCCTCTTTTTTCTCTGTTATCAGTTCTTCTGTCCAACCTTCAGAGTTTAACCATGTACTAAAATGCGGCACAAATTGTTTATCATCAACACTATTTGATTTTGCATTGTATTTATCTACCAACAAACTAGGTTCAACTTTCCCATGTATTTTTTTGTATGCTTTTAACCCATTAGCCTTCGTTCCTCTCTTAGTTTTTATTTTAGACCAAATATCATCAAAAGAATCTTCTATTATTTTATTATTATTATGATTATTACTATGACTATAACTGCTTTGCGTTCGCATATGCGTTTGTGATGCGTTTGCATTCCATCTTTTTTCTGCCGCTACTTTAGCTTTACCAGATTTTTCAATAACCCATTCAAATTCTTCCTTTTGAGCTTTAGAATAATATCCTGTATCATCCTCTTTAAAATAAGTTTCTAGTATGTAGTTTATATCTTCTTCCTTAGCATTTTGAACGATGCGTTTAATTCTGGATATATCTTTAGGTAAATATGCTTCATTCTTCCACGCATAACATAGTAATCTAAAGTAAATACCTATTTCTTCATTTGTTAGGTTTACTGTGTCAGCAATAAAATTATCGGTGCTGATCCCCATTTTCCAAATCTTTGTCATTCTTTTCTCCTAGTTCGTTTTTTGCGGCAATTATACAATCTATTTCAAAACCCTTCCACCAGTTTTTAGTTTCGTAGCAGATTGCCATATAATGATAGGCCAATCTCATTACTTCTTTAGACTCCCCAGATTTCTTTTCTATGGTGTCTGGCATCTTGATCCTTCCATTCATAATCATCTAGTTTGGGGGCAAATAAGTTTTTCAGATCATCAATACTATGCGATAATCGTAATGCTTGTTCTAAACTTTTTAACTGCATTTCAATTTCCCCAATGTAATCATAATCTTCTACATAAGGTATAAATTCACAAACTTTTTGGTCTTTGCGTCTAGGTTCTTTACCTGTTGCTAACAAAAAAGAGCAATGAATATTCTTATGTGTAGTGTGACGCATAGCTTTTTTATAAACCGCCATTTGTAGTTTATCATCATGAGTCAGCATAAACTTATCTTTAGTTTTAAGATCAACAACATAAACGGTATCATCATCTTCAAAAACATAGTCCAAATACCCAATAAAAGGTACTCCATAAATACCAGTTTATATTTTCAGTTGATTTGAAATAAATGTTTTATCATCTTGAAAAAATATCAGTTTATTATTGATTTGATTTAACATGGGTTCAATCATTTCATGCTGCTTCATATCTTCTTCTGGATCATCCAGAAAATTTGTAGCTGATTTATAAAATGTTTTTGCCGCTTGAACACAATCTTGAAAACTAATTTTTTTAATTAAAAATTGGTCAATACCGTATTCAACAGCTTTACCTCGTTCCATTCTATAATTTGATACTCTTGGATAACCCATAATATAATCAATGAAGAACTTGGCTTTATTATTCTTAAAAGATTTTAAGCGACTAGCAGAAAAAGGTAATAATGGTAATTCTGTGTCAAACTTTTTAAATAAGTTAATATCAATCATACTAATAACACTCCTTGTCTTTTATCTAAAGGTTTCCAATTATAATAATAAAGTTTAGCTGGCTGTCCTGTAAACCTATCAGCAACAATCGTAGTCTTGATTGGATTGTCTAATTGATTAAAGGCAACTATCATTTTCTCGCCTTTATATTTAACTTCTAAATCTTGCTTGTTAAAAATAGCTTTATGAACATAGCGTTCATGTACTGGTGCTAAATTACCGTATAGTGTTGTTATTGTTTTCTTTATCATTGTTTTCTCCTAAATATTTTTTCATAACATAGTTTAAAATCTTGGCTGAACTAAGTCCAACTATTCCAACTTCATGTTCAACCTTTTCTTTTGTTTGAGCAAATTTAACTTTATCTAATTCTAGAATC